GTTTCCCATAGATTGAAATATTGTTAGTGTTATTTATAAGAAAAAAACACTCTACATTCGTTGACTTTCTGAGAAATTCTGGTATAATCTAAGAGCTGGTGGTAGCGGTGGGATATATATTCATATGAAAACACACATGATAGAAGAAATATAAAAATGGATATTAGTGATTTAGATAAAGCAGAAGATCTTTATAAAAAGAAGTTTTTTTGTCCTTTTCCTTTCAAATACGTATATGGGGAGCAAGATGGCCGGTGGAAGTTGTGCTCAGAAGCTCTTCCTTCTGGATACTCTTCAGACGACATGTCAATTGAAGAATGGTTTACTTCTGATTATATAGACAACATTAGAAGAGAAATGTTAAAAGATGATCCGGATCTGGACATGTTGTCAAAGTCCTGTAAAATTTGTGTAGAGTCTGAAAAGAATTTAGGGAACTCAACTAGAACAAACTTATTGAAGTTAAATAGTCATAAACCTGGTATCCAAAACGCAAACTTATTTGAACAAACTGATCAGTATTGGTTTTACAATCGCCCCCTAGTTGTACAGATGAGAATGTTTAAAAACAATGATATTTGCAACCTAGGTTGCTATATGTGTTTTCCTAAATTTTCTACTATAAGGCAACAGGATCTCACTAAAATTCCTAATCAAAAATTGATTGAAGGTTTTCAAGACATCAACAAGAGTAGTAAGGTTCTTCAGGTTTCAAGGATTCAAGAAGTTATAGATGTCATCGAGCACATCGATGTAATTGAACTTATAGGGGGAGAACCTCTTTATGTTAAAGAATGTTTTGATTTTGTGGATAGACTTACAAAAGAAGTGGACTGTAGTGAAATATCTTTAAGTATATTTACTAACCTTTCAATTCTACATAACAAAAAGAAAAACTTTTTAGAGTATAGAAAATACTTTAAGAATATTGAATTCAAAGTTTCTATGGATGGTATAGGAAAGTATAATGAGTACATAAGAAGAAAATCAGTTTTTGAGGACCTGGAGTCTAATGTAAAGCAGGTCTTAAACAACAGCGATTGTGATATATTTATTTGGACAACCATATCCATGCTGAGCATACTTAGGTTTGAAGAAGTTGAAAGTTGGTGCAAGAAAAATGGAATCCACTATGAATATAATATTTTAAAAGATCCTAAAATGCTTTCGATTGTCAATTTACCCGACCCTATAAAAGAAGATTTGATTAAAAGGTTCTCGCATATAGAAGATTTTGTATCTGCCTTGAAATCTCCTAGAAGAGAAGATCTGTTTCAAAAAGCTATGAAGTATATTATTAGCTTAGATGAAATATATAACACTAATGTGTTTGAAGTATATCCAGAACTGGAAGAGTTTGTATCATGAAATTAACTTACGGCAACCAGACCATTGATCTCTTCTCTATAGAAGACTTTCCTGATGGTCCTCCAGAACGAATAGTTGTAAATGTGTCGGGAGGATTAGATTCAGCCTCTATACTATATTTACTATGCAAACACTTTCCTGAAACTAAAAAATTTATCTATACTGGTAAGGATGTCGTTACACCTTTTGACTCTGAGGCAGCTATTGATGTTGTGACGTGGTGTAAGCATAATTTTAAAAATCACAATATTATATCCCATGATGTTATTGTTTATGATGATAGAGACCCTGAAGTTTTAAAACAAATGCATGAGGAAGTTAAACAAGATCCATCCCTATACGATAAATATGCTTGGATTGATTTTCCAGGAAATCCAGAAAAGAGTTTAGAACATTTTTTAGGTAAACTAGCAAAACCTCATTTAACACATATTGATGTTTGTAGGGTGATGGAGGAAAACAATTGCAATAGATATATTGCAGCAATGACGCGGAACCCACCCAACGAAGATATGAAAAAAAATGGGTTCTTTCATCTTGCAGAAGCTAAAAGAAATCAAGATAGAGAAGTTTTGATCTTAGGTACTAAATTCTATCATCCGCTTGCTAGGGTAGACAAGCTATTTGTAAAAGGAGTATTTGAAGAAGAAAATCTAATGGACGAATACTTTAAACTAACTGGATCATGTACAGGCACTGCTAATGAAACTAACTTTTTTTTAGAGCCATGTAAAGAATGTTTTTGGTGCCATGAAAAGTATTGGGCGTTTGGAAAATATTAATATTATCGTTACTAGCAAACCCATCGATGGGTTGCTTCACTATAGCTATGAATATTGTTGTCAGCTAAATGATAATGGTATAAATGCTCGTATGATAATAGTGACTAGAGGAAACTATAGCCCCGATCACTACATTAGCAGTTTGAAAAAAAAGTATCGATATGTGACTAATGTTTACATTAATGATTACTTTCCAGAACCCAATGATGTTAGTATGATACTAGGCCGTAGTATGATATCAATCCCATTCAAAGAATATGACAGCTATACAGAAGAACAAAAGTTCACACTACACATGTTGTTTAGTGGAAAACTAATATCTGTATACTCTGAGAACGATCAACTTAATTATCAGCCTGCTGTCAATTTTTTTAACACAAAATATATTAGTGATCTTTGTGATGTAGAAGTATATCCTAATGGTGTAGGGAAACACTTTGAAAAGACAATCAACTTTGATTTATATAAAGACCCAGTTGAAGACAAACAGTTTGAATACCTATTCTTAGGAACAAACAAAGAGTACTATTCCGAACTAGTAGACGTTGTTCCTAAGTATCCGGATCATGGTATACTATCCTATAATGAGGAATACATCAACAGATCATGGAATAATATTTTTTGTCCTGTTGACAATTTACTTGGTAAGTTTGGAACATACATTTATAATAAAAGAACATTTGACCCTGCTCCTAGACTATTTGTTGAATCAATGTACTATGGAAAAGAGATCATTTATTTAAGAGATAAATCCATACAAGATGGAGGTCCTATTTACTGGCAACGAGGACCCAAGAAACCTGATATAGATCCTATACTGGAGGCATATAATGAACTACAACGGCTGGGACATTGAATACTTAGAGAACAAAGAAGACTACTATAGAATCTTTGATCAATCAATGATAAAAGAAGTTGAAGGTAGTACCGAAGACCTAGAGAACTCTATAGCTGAATACACAGGGCGTGAACATTGTGTTGCTGTAGCAAATGCTACAGATGCCCTACGTTTTTCTTTGAGAGGGATTGGACCTGGTGATGAAGTACTTGTAACTAACTTTTCCTGGATATCAACAAGCTCATGCATCTCAATGGTTGGAGCCACTCCTGTGTTCTGTGACATTGATTTAGACAGTTATCATATCTCACTAGATAGTATAAAGCGTATGACAACAGACAAAACAAAAGCGTTGATCTACACTCATTTGTTTGGTAACATGACAGACACTAGTGATATTATATCATGGTGTAATAATCATGGGATTAGGTTTATTGAAGACTCTGCTCAATCACTAGGATCCAGTCTACACGGTCAGAAAGCTGGATCGATTGGTGACTGTTCATCGTTTAGCTTTAATGGTAATAAAGTCATTGCTGGTATATCTGGCGGTGGTATGTTTATGACTGATAACAAAGAACACGCTGATTATGTAAAGAGAGTGAGACGCCACGGTAAAGATAAAGACTTTGTTGAGCTGGGAATAAACTCTAAGATGTTTGTTGTCAATGCAGATATTATTCAGTATAGACTATCCAACATGGAAAAGTGGCAAGCAAAACGTAACGAGATTGCTAGTTGGTATGAAATGGAATTATCTAATGATGTTATATGTCCTATAGTTGCACCAGGATTAGAACACAATTTTCACAAATATGTTATCAGGTTTGAAGATAAAGCTCAGCGTAAACGAGTAAAAGATATATTGAAGTCTGTGGGACTTAATCCTAGTATCCACTATGAAAAAACTTTGTCGGCAAACTTTATATATAACAATGTGAAACACATAAGCGATGATTGTATTAACTCTTTACTAGCAGCTGATACAGTTATGTCATTACCTATTCATCCTTTTGTAACAGAAGAAACAGTTTATAGGATATCAAATACTATTTTAATGGAAGTTTAATGATACCATCAATAAAAGACGTGCGTGATCAAGGATATCTTGGAGTCGATTTTTACCTGTCAAAATCGTGTAACAAATCATGCCACTATTGCACTGCCTGGACACTAGAGATGCGCAACCTTTGGGTTGATATGGATTTTCTTGCAAAGACGTTAGATGGATTTGCTGGTCACAAAGTAAATGTTAATCTCTTGGGAGGTGAGCCTGGACTAATCAAGAACCTGAAAGAAGTTATAACTAAGATAAAAGAGTATGACAACATAAAACTTTCTGTATTGTCTAACTCTCTTGTCCGTAAGTTTCATCCATATGTTTTAGAAGATCCAAACATCTATTATGTCGAGCATTTGGTCCTAGATTTTCATAAAGATAAAATAGAGAAGTTAGGCAACTTTCCTTTTTTTGATAAGAACGATCTAAACAATTATAACCTTATTATCAAAACCCCAGGATACTTTGAGCATAAGGATAACCATGATATCAGTCACTTGGATCATGACAACACTCTCTTGAAAGAATTCAATTCTAGATCACCCAACTGGACTAAAGATGATCAAGCACCAGAGTTTGAAAGACGTATGTGCGCTGCATTTCCAAAAGTACCAGTGATAGACTTTGAGATACAAAAGATCAGACACTGTAGTAAAAAGGTTATCAAAGGATCTAGAGAGTATGATGTTACCTATGAAAACCTTCAGAAGATGATGAACTTTGAACTATTCGAGTTTGAAGAATATTGTAGAAAATGTACAGAGTTTATAGACAAAAGACCTAATGACCAAATACTAAAGATAATGCAAGCAGGAACTGTGTTATGAAAAAATATCTTATAGCATCAGGTTGTAGTTGGACGGATCCTAATTTTATATCTGATGTTTATCCTAACTTAAACTGTTCCTGGCCTACGTGGCCAGAATTGCTAGCTGACAAATTAAACATGGAGGTTATAAACCTCGGAAGGTGTGGCGCTGGCAACGAAGCAATATTTTCTGGTGTATTGGATAAAATATTATCACTCGATAAAGAATCTATTGGTTTAGCAATTATTGGATGGTCGGGATATGAAAGGAGAGATTGGGAATCTCCTATATTTAAATTAAATAAAGATAAAGAGTTATACTTATCTGAATATTCTTGGAATAATAAAGCGTGTGATGAAGACGGCAATTCTTATTATTGGATAAGAAAATCTTTACGTAATGCATATCTCTTTCAACAGACTTGTGAAACATTGGGTATAAACTACAGACATTTTCAGATGATCACACCCTGGCCATCCACAAACAATGGCAGATTCAAGCGTAACGCCCAGATGGCTGTTGTGTTAAGACAAAAGGCAAAGTATAATAATAAAGACTTACTAGAAGCCTTTGAGAAGTCTTTATATTTTAATTTGTTGAAGCATGAGTCATTTATTAACTTAATCAAAGATGGATCACTTAACGAAACATTTCAAATTGGTAAAGGCCTTATTGAAGCTCATGGTAATAAATATACTGTTGGATATGAAGATGGACATCCAAACTCAACCGGTCACCAAATAATAGCAGAATATCTATATGAAAATCTTTAGTATAGCATTAAGTCCTCATGATCATAACACATATGATGGAGAGTTCCACAATCAAAGAGAAAGATACACAAGGAGAAAGCATAACATTCCTTGGCATTTTGATTCGTATGCACATCAAAATGATTTAGATAAAATGAATCAAGATGATCATAGCGCTGGGTTGGAATTTTATAGAAGTTACTACACCCCAGAAGCACATGAGGTACTGGCATTAACAACTACTGTAGGAGGATTGAGACAACTACCCGAGAATTCAATCCCACAAGAATTTTTAAAGTTTAAACCCAATCACTTGTGGGACTATACGATGATTGATAACAAATACTATATCGACCATCACCAATCCCATGCCGCATATGCCTTTTTAACATCTAAGTTTACAGAATCAGATATACTAGCAATAGATGGTAGAGGTTGGCATTATAACTGTATCTTTATCAACAAGGATGGGGCAATAACCGATCTATCCGACAAAATGCATATAGGTAACCTGTGGAACTTTTTTGCAAAAAGCTTGAAGATGGGATATCTTGGTGCAGGAAAAGTAATGGGGTTAGCTGGATATGGAACATATAATCCTCATATTCACATGTTGATTGATGAGCTACCATCACTTGATTTCAGATTAAAAGACCCAAGTGTATTGAATACTTTTAATCATGAAGACATTGCATATACCTTACAAGTAGCTACCCAAGAGTTAATAGAGGATAACGTCTATCCACTAAAAACATCCGACAACCTATGTGTTGCTGGAGGAGTAGCGTATAATGGATACATGAACGAGCAGTTCACTAAAGTATACAAGAAGGTGCATGTGCCTCCAGCTGCGGGAGATGAGGGTCAAGCGCTTGGAACATTCATGCACGCTGACTATACATTAAACAACAACATACATATCCCTAATGTATATGCAGGTAAAGAATATGAATATAAGGGTACTGAGAAGGTAGATATAAAAGAAGTTGCTCAAGCTATTGCTGATGGTAAGATCATTGGTTGGTTCCAAGGTAAGTCTGAGAGTGGTAATAGAGCTCTTGGCAATAGAAGTATCCTTGCTGACCCGCGTAGTCCTTATATAAAAGATGTTATTAACTCATCAATAAAACAACGTGAAGACTTTAGACCATTTGCACCATCTGTACTTGAAGAACATTATCAAGAATATTTTGACACGAATCAGCCCAGCCCCTATATGTCTAGAATCATGCCAGTCATCTCCGATAAGATTCCAGGAGTAACTCATGTAGATGGAACTGCTAGAATACAAACTATCAACAAGAAAGACAATCCTAAATACTATCAGCTTATAAACGAGTTCTACAAAATAACTGGTATACCTATGGTTGTAAATACAAGTTTTAATTGTAGAGAGCCTATTGTAGAAACACCAGAAGAAGCTATAGCAACATTCAACAAAACCAACATGGACCTATTAGTGATAAATGATTATATCCTGCGTAAAATGGGGTGACAAATATGGGTGTGAGCATGTCAATAGACTCTACACCATGTGTAAGATAAACTACACCAATGAGTTTAGATTCGTTTGCCACACAGAAGATCCTTGGGGATTAGCTGAAGGTATTGAAGTTCAGCCTTTAGATCTAGATTTAGATTTAGAAAAGTGGTGGTGGAAGCTAACACTATTTAATGAATATTCTTGGCCATTAGGTAAGCAAGATGTTCACATGTTCTTTGACTTAGATGTCGTTATTCAAAATAATATTGACCATTTTGATAATTATGCTGTAGATGGTAAGATGACTATGGTGAAAGCATTTTGGAAAGAATATGATATCAACAGCACCGACATGGATCACAATTCTTCTGTAATGATCTGGAAAGGCGATTGTTCTTATCTGTGGCGAAAGCTAACGAAGAGTATGGATGTTTATCTATTAAAGTATAATGGTATAGATGGTTTTGTATATCATGAATGTAGAGATCATATAACAACGCTACCAGAAGGTGAAGTGTATTCTCGTCTGTTTGGAGTTAACAAAGACAAATGCTTTAATTATGATGAGTTTAAAGACTATTTCTACGAACCAGATTACCCTGTTTGTATATTTAATGGTTGGCGAAGAGATGTACGTGATGGAGAATATTTACTTGATGATGATGGATATAAGGGCTTTGAACACTACTGGGAAAAGAATTGGTTGAAGGACAATCATACAGGTATTGATAGACATTTATGGCAAGCTTTATGGGAATGTGCCAGCCAAGGGAAAGATGTTGTACATTTTCTCGATAGTTTATCAGATAATCAATGGGAGTCTAAAAAGTGGTTATTAGATAAAGTAACAGATTATATTAACATAGTTTCGAAAGTACAGTTATTTGGCGGCTGGTTTGCACACCCTATGTGCACGCTACTAACCTCTGCGTTTGCTGATCTAGTATGGATTGAAAATATAGATATAGATGAGCATGCTCTGCACGTTTGTAGAAATATAAATCAAGAACTATCTTGTGAGTTGATTACTACTGAAGGTAATGTTCTCAATCCTGGTCCTAGAGATTGGGATACGGATTTAGTAATTAACACATCCTCTGAGCATATGCCTCCTCTACCTATTATTATAGCGAACAGAAAATTTAGAAGGATGAAAGATGATTCTTCTAAACCTCCAACAGTGTTTGCAATACAAAGCAATAATATGTTTCATATCAAAGATCATATCAACTGTGTGAAAGACGAACATGAACTAGAAAAAATATCTGAGCTTAGCCAAGTTTTATATAAAGGTTCGCTTGACATGCCCAACGGATACAAACGTTTTATGGTGATAGGATATGCGTAGAGTTATATACAGTCTTTATATAGATATTCCCAACAGTAAGTTAGTTTCCCATCGTGAATCAAAAAAACTATTTGCAGATAATTACCCTTGGTTGTTGGAAAGACAAAAACAATACGCAAAGACTATAGGAGTTGATTATAAACACTTCAGAGCAAGCAAAACATTTAACCGTTATTGTGAGTGGTTTAATGTAAACTATCCTGATGTATCTTTTTACAATATAGTTAACTTTTATAAGATTCATTTGTTATACGAATTATCCAAAGATTATGATGAAGTTCTATATCTAGATATGGATGTGATTCCAACCACCCATGAAAGTTTTTTTGATGTGTGGGACCTGTCAAAAGGGATTGCTATAAAGACAGGGTATGATAACCAGGCTGATAATCCCAACTTTTCAAAAGCTATAGATTTAAATCATTCTGTGAGATCTCCCTTTGCTAAATATTGGAATACAAGATGTATGTTATCTGAAGCTGAAGTATCGAAACAAACTGTTGTATTTAACACAGGGATACTCGGAGCTTGTTCAAAGCATCTACATCAGTTAGAATACTTTAAAAACTTTGAAGAGACCTTAAATACTATGACAGAAATGATGGTGGATGAATTTTATCCAGAGAATATACGAAAGTTATTTGGTTATGATAATGAAACAATATGGGGATATAAGACCCTAATGTTAGATGTTCCTTATCAAGAGCTTGATGCGGACTGGCATTTTTTTATGGATAAATGGAGCTATGTTACGGACACTAGCAAGCTAATTCATTGCATCAGTAAAAATTTCTTATATGTGAGAGAGTGGTGTGAAAAGAATAATATTTAGCATATACAATAAAACTGTTGACAAACATTCTTCTGCCTCTGATTATAAGAAAGAACAGTTTAGAAGATACAGCAAGATGTTAAAAGATCGGCAAAAGAAATATGCTAAGATCTGTGATGCTGACTATGAACTGTTTACAACATCAGAAACCAATTATGATAAAATACAATTTGAAAAGATACTAAAGGCAGAAGAATTGTGTAAACATTATGATGAAGTTCTATATCTAGACTTTGATGTTGTACCATATACCCTTGATGTATTCTTTGAAAAATTTAACTTAGATGCAGTATGTGTATACTCCCTTCCAACCAATATTTCTCCTGAACTTCTAAGAGGTAGAATTAGAGATAATTATATCTGGCCTAAGATGGATATGTACACCAAGACATGTGCAAAAAAGGCTATGCTTTTATTAGATAATGTTTCTGGATTAGACAGCTGTTTTAACACAGGTGTGTTTGGCATTAACCGCAAGTCAGCTGAGCTTCTAAACTTCACTGATAGGTTAAATGACTGTAAAAGAATATTGGATGAAGCAAAGGTAGATAATTTATACCCACCCGAAATATCTCACAATTGGAGTTATAACAACGAGGTGTTCACATCTTACATTGTAGAAAGGTATGATGTTCCAACTACTAACATTGGACTAAGTTGGAATTTTATTATTGATCATAGAGAACCTAAACTATCCGCTGCAGTCCATATGATACATTGTGTGAATAAAAACTTCAACACTATTCCGTTGAGTCAGTATCCTCTTCGACAACACTGATAGCATTCTTTATAGTTTCTAACATAGTTGTTGACTTACGAAGTTTGGCTTTGGCTGCTCTGTTCTTACTTGCTTTTATTTGAGGTACTTCGAATAAATTAAGTTTAAACTTAAACAAATCTTCTTTATCCTTTTCTTCGTCAAAAGGAGTAAAAATAATTTCTGAAAGAACTTTAAATTTACTTTCACCGTTCAGCGCTTTTGTTTGCGTATCAATCAAACCTTCTCTCTTAGCAATAGCCAATACATCTTGTTCATAAGCTAATCTTGAGGCTGTGATGTACTTAGAAGTTTGATCATGAATTTCATCGATAGTAACATGTTGTAGTAAATTGTCCCAGGCAGGATCGCCTTTTACATCTCTACCGTTTTTATCAATAGTGGCAGATATATACTCGCTAACATCTTCTTCTGTATCATGCTTCCAAATTACGTTCACAACAGTTCTAGCATTGTCCGTAAAATGTGCTGATGCTACTGTGTATCCTTCAATGCCTAACATTTTTCTTTCCTATCATACTTTATATGCTCTTAAATAATATGTGTTAGCTGTTACTGGTGTGCCATCTGGAAATTCTTGCGCACGGTAATCATCTGCCACTTGTTCTGTCACATAAAACCCTGACCCATTAAGTATTGTATCAGCCATACCAGTCCCTAGGTTTGTTCCTGCACCATCAGAGCTGTATCTATATCTTATCTTATACCCATCTACTTCACACGCATAATGCTCCATAACACTTCCTAAATCACTTCCTAGCGTAAAATCTTCTCTAAGGTTCCAATTTCCAGCAGTATTGCCGGTTCCATTGAATTCTGTAAGCATTAAAGGTTCTATAAAGGAAGGTGCACTAGCAGATCGATTTTTTTTAAAGAGATAATAATTGTTCACCACAACACTTTGATCTAAAGTTTCTGGTATACCTGATCCATCAGAATCGTAAAGACTGGGTTTAGCTCTACTATCGACAAATACAGGAGAGGCGTCTACTAAAGTGTATCCCGTCAAAGTGTTGGCAGAATGTATTCTGTAAGTACAAGGATACGATGTTGGATCCGTAATGTATCTATCAATCGCTGGTTCTATGAAAGTGTCTACAATATCATCTAAGTTCATAGTTTGAATATTACCATCCGATCTTATGTAGACGGGGAATGGTGCATCATCTAGAGACCACCAAGACTTCACTGTAGTGTTTTCCACATGTTGTATAATTTTATCATATGTATCTGTTGTTGTGCTGGGTTCACCTGTCTCTGCTTCAGTGTGAAAGTTGGTAGCATCACTTGTGGCCGCGCCAGCAATCTTTCTTGTATCAGAGATAGACCCTATGCTTGCTTCTCCAGCAGGGTAAGGACCTGTATCACTACGAAATAGATATACACCTCCGCGGGTATATCTCATACCATCAGCGTAAAACCATATCGCAGCATCAATAATATCATCTACTTCACTCGACGACATTTCTTTTATATTTGTTCCATCTATTTTAACTGGAGTTCTTACAGTCATTAGCCTGTTGTTCCATAAATTGTTTTTACAGCTGTACCAGCCGCATTATATATCACAAGAGAAGTTGAGTTGTTGGCTGTACTTAGATCCAAATTAGTTCCGGAATAGAATGAAACAGATTGACCACTAACTGTTCTTAGTACCACACTTCCCGTAGCCCCTAAAGATCTTACTTCAGTATTACCATCTCCATACGCTTGCAGTACTGAGAATAATCCATTAGCCGAAGTCCCTCTTACATCAATTTGGAACCGACCGGCAGTAGATGTTGCCGTCTCATCTTTAATTGCTGTAAATATTCGAGCATAATCAACCATTGTGCCAGCAGAGTTTTTAGCCTTCATGTGAATTTTTGAAATAGTTTCACCGTCAGAAGGATCGCTGTTGTTGTTTATCAAATCAAATTGAATGTCGTTGGTACCGCGGGTGTTGTTGCCATTTTCAGTTGTATCAATAAATGTAAATATACCATCACCAGCTTGGAATTCAATATCCCCAGTATTCCAAGCGGATATTGAAGTTGGACCTGATGTATCTCTACCTAGCCCCCTAATCAACATCTTACCTGACGCCTGGAAACGCATGTCACTATCAAGGATCATATCTGTAAAATTATTACTACCACCAGAGCGTTCCATTGACGACATAACAATTTCATCATCTGCATATACATTAAAAGAACTTTTTATTGCGCTGATTGCCTGTTGTTCTGGCCATGCGCGTAATTGCAACTCTTGACCTGCGTAACTTCCAGTGTTGTAGTTACTAGATCTAATAATAACACCACCACTATTGTTTCCATGGTGAGCTGCAGTTGTAAGTACAACTTCGCCAGTACCTGTTGTTGTTAAGGCAAAGTCGGTATCGTTAGCTGTAGCTATAGATGTAACATGATTAAGCTCTGATTCAATATTAAATTGTGTCCCAGATAGATCTAAATCGTTACCTGCAGAGTAAGTGGTATCAGTCCACGGTACATTTATAACTCCTTGATTTGAAGAGTTAAGCTGTAAGCCATAGGTTCTACTTGCAGTTGTTGTAACTGTATTAGCTGCTACAGATTGATCTGTATTGTTAAATAGTTCAATAC